CATTAACCCCGCACGCCGCCTCCAGACCCACAACCCACGGAATCACATCCGGGCTGTTCTTCACATTGATGACGCCCTCATAATCGGCTGCGCAGTTATACAGGACTGCCTGGAATTTTGCCCCGACCTTGTCCCTCATACGCTTTGCAAATGCGGCGTACAGTTTCGCCGTGGTAGCATCACTCACACTCGCGCCGATCGTATTCACGGTATATGATTCCAAGAGATCCAGGTATTTCTGGTGCACCTCACCATTGACCGTCCCATTCGTACCGCCTGCCAGCGGAACGCCTACCGTTGCTTCAAGTGCGGTTTCTTTCCATGTAACCCAGGCATTTTCTTTCAGATCTGCCGCGGATGCTACCGTCTGGGAATCCACAAGCTGCGTATCCAGATACAGCTTCACGTCAAAGCCATCTCCGTCCACATTCGCCGCAATAGCAACCTTCAGATCATTGCCACGGATTCCGCAGCACTTCGCTGTCGCATAGGTATTTTCCGCCTTTGCGCCGCCCGATGTCAGCTTATAGATATAAGCCTTTGTCGCATGCGCAAACAGTTCGCGCAACGACTGCATCTTATCATCTGTATAGGCATAACCGAACAGCGTAAGCGAATTCTTAATGAAATCTTCCTGCGCCACCTCCATCATCACGTTATCCGCACCCCAGTCAAGTTCAAGAGGCATGGATGCCACGCCACGCTCTGACAGATTCGTGGTCACGCGCGCCGCCGAAATAAAATTGATATAAGCACCACCCAAAACCTTATTCTGGGTTGTCCACTGTCCACCTCCGTACATTATCGCACCGCTCCTTTCATGTATTTTTCCATTTTCTTATCCACTTCCTCAAGCGTATAAGATTTTCCCGGTTCCAATAATGCCGACAGGAGATCCGCCCTGCCCGCATATTTCTTGGAACCAATGATCTGCTCTTTGGTATAAGTAACCTTATTAACTGCTTCTGCCACTGTTTACCTCTCCTTTCACTTCGCATTCTTCCATATACGCATCCTTCTGGCTCTGCCCCAGGAATAACGTATATTCTGCCGTTGCCGACATCACATCGTCCGATATGTCCTTACATTCGATCGTACCGCGCACCATTTTACCTTCTACCTCTATAAGGTCCAGGCACTCGCTCAACCGTTCGTAAACGGTATTGATCTCTTTCCTTGGCTCGTCGCCTTCCGGAAAATACTGCACGATAAAAAGCAATGTTGCTTTTCTGCGGCCGGTAAGCCCTCGCGGCACATCCGGATTGATGCAGCGCACAAAAAATGCAGGCTCTTCCATGTCCTGCATGGATGCTTCTGTATGGATTTCATAGTTATCGCCAAATGCGGCATATAAGGCATCTGTAATGCCCTTTAAAACTTCGTTGATCATGCAAACACCTCATTCAGCCATGCCGTCAGTTTCTTCTCGAGGATTCCCGGTGCTGCCTTGCGAATTTCATTTGTGGAATATGTGAGCATAAGCTGTCCCGGCACCCAGCCTTTTTTTAGACACTTCCCGATAGCCGGAACATACCTCCCTGGTGTCTGGCGATGTCCAAACTCTACGTAGCTGGCATAAAGCTGATCGTTGGTAACTTTAATCGTATAAGTATTACCGGATTTTTCAATCGTTCCAACCGTCCAGCTTCTGCGCAGTGTTCCACCCTGTTTTTCTGACATAACAAGGAACTTCTGCTGACCGTCATCCTCCACATCATAGGAATCCGAGTAATCCCCTACCGGAGTACGCTTAATAACCTTTGCCAGCAATCGTGCTGCCAACTCCTTGGCACAGGCTTCCATGAACGCTCTCTGCTGTTCCTCATCGGCAGCTTTCTGAACTCTATCCCGGAACTCCTCCAATTGTTTCAGATCAACCTTCGTATTTCCCATCAAGCCCACTCCTTAAATAAATCCAGCATAATTTCCTGATGCGTCGGGTGCATCCCCGGAACGCCGCTCCTGGTGTACTCCGTGGAATTGCCACAGTGTGTCACGATGATCTTGGAGCCGCTCTTGATTTCCACCTCCGGCGCAACAAACAGCTTTACCGCCTGCGCTACCGGAGATGCCGCATCGGTCTTTTCTGCCTGTGCGATCGTCTCAAACGACAGCTTGCACGGCTGATTTTCCAAGACCACGGTGTCCGTGTATGTCACAACGCCCTTTTCCTTGGTCTTACGGTGTTCCACAACCGTGCAGGTATCTTCATACATGGCTTCAATTGCCATTCTGACCATATCCATCAAAACACCACCTTCCGGTAACGGTTCAGCACCGGCTTGTAATTCTTCATAAGGCTTTCCGAGAACTCCGCTGCGGAAGTCTTAAAAGAAGTTGTTGTATCGCCGATCTGCACCGAAGAAACCGTCTGTGGTATATCAGCACTCCCCATATGCTCATTCCGGTAAATATCCATCGCCATGCGCAGTACCGTGGTTTCCAGTCCTGCCGGAATCTCGTCGATATGGCAGTAGTTTTTTACCGTATCCTCTGCATTTTCAAGCGCAAACTCCAAGTGGACTTTCACTGTCTCATCCGGGTCGCTTATCCCGAGAAGCGCCGACAGCCTTTCGACTGTCAGCTTGCTTTCCTCTGCCATACCGCACCTCCTAACCGATCTTATGCTTGATTGCTACAATTCTAAGCTGCTTCGGCTCATATACCGGTTTCCAGTTCTCTGCCTTGGCAAGTTCTGCACGAAGCGGTGTCTCTACATGCTCACGCTTTGCTCCGGTGTACGCAATTCCTCTCGGATGCAGGATGAACGCCTTACGGTTGATAAGATAATCAATACCGCCGCCGGTCTGCTTGTCACGATCAACTTCCGTAGCGACAAATCCTACCGGAGAACCATTGCCGTAAGCTACCGCACCATTGCCAAACAGGTATGTCGTATACACGCCACCGGAAGTTACCGGGCAGCCATCATCCACGGTCACGCGTCTGCCCTGATAGGTGTCAAACTCAACATCCGTAGAATCACGCTCTGTCTCGATCAGATTCAGCTTTTTCAGATAAGACTTTGTCGCCGAGTGCATCGCTACGCCGGATAACTGCGCCTGCGCGTCACCGAGCAGCTGGCATGCGTCAATAAACGCAGATGCGCTGATCTGCTTTGCCGCATCCGTTTTTCCGGTGGTAAGGTCAAGAATATGATCTGCCATTCTGGTTTCCGCCGCCGGTGTTCCCTCTGCCCCTGCAGTAGTGGTGCCGAACACTCCGGCAAGAATTGAGATAAGCTCCTTCTGCATATCTCTTGCCCAGTAGGATGCTACCAGATCACCGATGGCTTTCATCGGATCGGCTCCGGCCAGTGCTGCAGAAAGATTACTTGCTCCCCACATATTCTGTCTGTAAATCGTGGTGGATACGTCCTTGTTGGAACCGATCTTCTTTGCGGTCATCTTCACATCCTCAAGGATTGCCTCGGACTCACCCTGTAAATCCTCAAAGAACGGCATATTGTGTGTTCTCGCCGCCTCGGATGCCAGTGCATCAAATTCCGGGCTGTTTACCACGATTCCGCTCTGGAAGAACGCGGACAGCTCCATCGTTCTGTTGATTACATACCGGTTAAAAAGCTCCGGTACAATTACGTCTGCAATCTTTGTAATTGCCATAAATTATCATCCTCTCTTTCTTACAATGTTACTCCGGCCGCTGCGGCAAGTTCTTTTGCCTGCGCCGGGTTTTCTTTTAACATGCGCCCCTGTTCGGTCAGATTAAAAGTGTCCTTTGCGAACGGATTCGTTACACCGCCTGCACCGCCATTCTTCGGGTTGTACGGCGGTTTCTGCTGTTCCTGCTTAAACAGGTGAGCCATAGCCGCATCATCTTTGTATGGCTTCACAACCTCTTCCACGCCGATCGGCTTTCCTTCCTTGTCGAAGTTGAACTTCTCAAGGCCACCGGCTTTGTAGATCAGATAATCCGGATCAAGTACGCCCTGCTTTGTGAGGGAATCTTTCAGCGCATAGGTCTTCGCAATCTCCTCGCTTGCAGTCTGCTGTTTTTTAAGTTCTCCCTGCAGATTGGCAATAGTGGTCTGTAACGTCTCGTTATCGGCATTGTTCTTCTTTAAATCTCCGATAGTTGTGTTGAGTGTCTTAATCTGACCGGCAAGATTCTCTTTTTCTGCCACGGCGGTATCATACTTGCCTTTGTCAACATACTGACCAGATCCAAGGTCTGCAAGCTTTACCTGCTTATCCTTATTCTCCGGCTTTCCGTTATAGGCATTGACGGTATCAGACACCTGCTTATAGAGATCCTCGCCTAAAATGTCTTTTAAAAATTCCATAGTTTCCTTTCCTGCACCGTTTTTAAGCGTGGTGTCTCCACAAGCAGTATGCAGTTTTGATGCCATGCATAAGGGCAAATTGCCGCAGTTTAAACGTCATAAGGCTTTCGGACAATATAAAAACAGGACTGCCGGAGGAACCTACTTGGCGTCACCTCTGCACCGTTCGGTTCATAAATTTCCGGTTGTCCTGTCATTACTAATTTGGGGTATAAAAATACCACCTAACCATTATCGGCTGGTGGTATATCTTGTTTCTTTTTAAACCCTATATTATCTCTGCATATCTCTCCATCTATTTTCTTTGTATGTAATACCTCAGTTGGAATACCATCTGGATATGCGTCGCAGCGCATACCCGGCATGCAATTTGAACATGATAAACAGTATGGAATTCTAAGCATTACCGTTTCCACCTTTCTATATATCGATCGACATATTCTTTTGCTTTTTCTGGAACATCTTCGCCATTTTTTATCTTAACATATGCTTCCGCAAGCGTTTCAAATCCATTCTGCACCTCATCCGAATAACCAGAAACTCCAGGTACATATAAGTCTTTTACCTCTTCAAAAAATGCGTTGAAATCCTCTACACTTTCAATATCTTGCCCCGTCAATATGTGCACTATCTCATGTTCAATATAATCTTCAATACGCTTTTCCGCAAAATACTTATACTCATACCCTGCCTTTATAATAGCATCAAATCCAGAAAAATCATATCCCGAATTAACCACCAATTTCGCCATATGTTTCCCATTTTCCTCATAATACTGGCAAAAGAATGGAACATCAGGCTTCTTTGCTCCCCAATTTTCAACCGTGACATTTTGAAAATTTACAATGTACTCCTTTTTCATTTTTTCATACACACGTTCTATAGCATCTGCATAATCTGGTGTCATTCCAGAAATATTCATAATGTCACTCGGAATCTTTATGTCGGCAGTTTTCCAATCAGTGTAAACAAAATTTTTCTTCCACTCCTCATACGTCATGTTCTCCGGCACATAATACTTCTTGCCATCTGCCCCGCGCGCAACTCTTTCCCCCGTGGTAAATTCATCATTGAAGTACGGGCAGGTGCATCCCCGGCAATTCGGATGGAACGGTGGCACAGTAACACCAATCTTATAATCTTTCATCGGAAAGTGCTTCCCGTCCATCTCCCCGCAGGTTGGGCAAGTGCGGCTGTCCAATGTCTCAACCACCTCGAACTCTTCCACGTCAAGGTCAGAAAAACACGTTTCCTGTGCCTTAGCAGAAAAAGCGGCTGATTCCGTCTGAACAATTCGCGCCGCCTGTGATCTGCCTACTTTCATGTTCTGGGATATTTCCCGTATGACTCGATCCGGCGATTCTCCGGTGATGCACATCCGCGTTAAGGAATCGTGCATATTGTTAATCAGCTTCGTTTTATCCGTCCAAATGCGCTCTGAAAAGTTGCGTCCATCCACCGCCCAGGGCTTATGTATGATGTCACCGACTTTTTCCGAGTTAAAACTCTGCATTTGCCAGCCGACGCCAACACCGCGCTGCACCTCATATGCCGTGTGATAATAGCCGGACATATAGACGCTTGCAATATGGTCGTCTATGGAATCGTGATAATTTCCATACAGTTTTTCAATCTCCTGCTGCGTCTGCACCTTGAGTGCTTCCAGTCTGCTGATATGCACCTTTGCGGATGCGTTCTCAAGCTGTTTTGCCCACTGCTGATTTATGCCATTCTCGCGCCCGTATTTAATATAATCCTGCACATCCCACCGGAACTCTTCCAGTTCGTCACTGTTAAGCAAACGTCTGGCTTCCACCATTGAAATGCCGTTGTTGGCAGCAAAACGCTGATACCAGGCGTTAATCTTCCCGTCAAGAGCCTGCTCTGCCCGCCGGAACTCCTGCTCAATCTCCTGCACGGTCTGAACGGACGTATCATGCTGTGATTCTTCCAACTGCCGGAAGCGCTCCTGCCAGTATTCACTTGTCCGTTCTCCCATGCACTCACCTCATTTCACAGAATCCCGAGTTCCTTGTATACGGCTGCAATCTTCGGGAATTGAACCGCAATCCAATCCACCATTGTTTCCTCATGCCCCATACGATTAACGTGCTCAAAATTATCTTTCAAACCGCTTTCATTCAAAAAAGCATGAATAATCTCGTGACGCAGGCATCCCTTGAAATAAGCATCCTTTTCCTCTTCATTGCTAAACCAAAAATGTTCTTCATCATCCAAATCTGCAATAACAATCAGTGGAAAGTTGCTGCAACAATAGCCCGCCCATGAATTTTGGCTCAGTTCCTTATCTTCTGACCACTTGTGTATCTCTATCCGATACTCCGTCCCCAGAATCATCGCCGTCTGTCTCACTGCCTGTCTCCTTTCCCTTTGCACCAAAAGCACCGATGTAAGCATCTGCTTTCTCCTGCGCCTCCTGCGCCTCTTTCTCCAACTGCTTCAGCTCCGCATCCGCATCTTCGACAAGCGGATGATTTTTGAGAATCGTCTTTTTACTGACAATTCCAACCGAATCCTTGCAAATCTGTGCCTGCTCCGTGTCATTTTTTACACAAGTGCGGGTCCACGTCTGGATGATTTTCTTGCAATCAATTCCCTCATGGTGGCATATCGCTCTTACCAGACGGGCAAACCCAAGCTGAAACTCCGTCTCCGTCAGCCCGGCTTTCATTTCAAGCAACGAATACATGAATTTAAGCGCTTCTCCGCTCTGATTTCCGAAGTTCTCCGGCTGTGGGTCAAATCCCTGCCCCTGTTCAAAAATAGCCTTTCTGGTGACTTCCAGAGCGCTGTTACGGGCTTCTATCGGAATCTCGATGTTGAGTGTGCTCACTCCCGGGTTACTGCCCTCGTCCCCATCTACCTTGATGGTCTTATATTTTTTCAAATCTGACAGAAACGTGTTAAGATCTGCGCCGCCGTACCCGGACAGAACAATTATCAGCTGTTGAATATCATCCAAATCATTAACAAAACCGCTGTAGACCTTGTCGTATACGTCTATCAGCGGCTTGATATTTTTCAAATCATTCGTATTGGTGTTATTGTTCGGGAACGGAATAAACGGCACCTCTCCGAATTCATGCCGATATTCTGCGGTAAAATCGCCAGTATCCGGCACCATGAACGTATTGTAGTAGAACAGCCCATCATCCAAGGTATCGCCGTTCTTCCGTCGGAATGACCAGCAGCTTTCCTTATCCCAATACTCATAAATTGCATAGGTATCTCCTGTTTCCTCGTCGATTTCATCGTACATACGGAGAACACCTAGCAACTTCTTTTTCAGATTGTGGGATTCGATCGGGATAATCTGCTTGCTGTCAACTACCGCCCACTGGAATGTTCCATCTTCATCCTCCCAGTAATGAATCCATCCCACCGACGCATTGGCAGCATTTATGCACAGCTCCATGCAGTTTTTCCGGTATTCATCACCGAGTACTTCTGTCACGACTTCATTTCCATGCTCATTGCCGATATCGAAGAGCGGTGGTGCTGTGAACATATACGCGGCTTTCTGATTTACGATAAGCCCGTGGAAGTTCCGGGGGATCCGGTTATCTGCGTTACGTAATGGATTGTCGGGTTCCTCTTTCTCTTTTTCGTCTGTGAGCTTGTCTTTTACCAGAATATCCGTTTCGTTCCGGTAATACCGCTCCGCCTGCATCGCCCGCAAGGAAAAGCGTGTATGTCCCGGTTCGTATTTTCTTATGAGTTTTTTCATTACCTCAAGTTCCATGTTCTCACCTCTATTTTAAAATGCTGATGCCGCCATGATTTTCGTCAGTATATATTGCGTATCGGATAGCATCCTGCACATCATCAAACTGTTTGACCGGCTCTCCTGTCTTTTCATTCCAGACATACATATAAATTTCATCCCGGAACCGCTCCACGTCATCTACAACCCGCAGCTTATTCTGTTTATACAGTTGCGCCACGCGCTCAATACCACTTAGTACCGCTTTATTAGCATTAACTGCCCTCAGACCATTTTGTTTGAATTTTTTGACGTATTCCGGTCTGGCAGAGTCACAGTAAAATGGAATATTGCCATATTCGGTTTTGATTTTCTGCGCCTGTTCCAACCAGAAATCTATTTCCTCGAACTGGCGGGCAATTTCTCTGATGAGATAGTAACAACCCGTATCATCCTTTCCCAGTAGCACAATTGCCCCGAAATGCTCATATCCCCAGTCAACCCCGGCTATGTATTTGACAAAATTGACCTTTTGCAATTCTTCCCTGCTGATATAATGCACCTTGGCATTAAAATCACGATATACGGCACCCTCGCCCATCACCCACATTCCGTTAATATTGCGGTCATAGAACATTCCAGAGGGTGTTGTTTCTTTCATATTCTGCTTATATCGCTCTGACAGGAACGTATTATCATCCAGCCTGTATTGCACTGCCTTAATGGTCTTTCCATCGGCTTTATCGATAAAATCTTTCTTAAGCCAATGTTCAGGGTTGTCCGGGTTTGTATCAATCAGCATCCTCGCACCATTGCCGGAACATCTGGACTTAATCTCGTCAAACACTTCCTGCTTTGCCATTGTTCCTTCATTGATATAAGCCCCATATGCAGTCATTCCTCGGATGCGCCCCAAATCATTGATCTTAGAATGACCGAAGCAGCACACCTGCACCCCGAACAGCTTGAAACGGTTGAATTTGTCAAAATGAAACTCGATGCCATATTTGTTTGAAAGCTCAATCAGTACATTTCGGTTAAGTGCTCCAAGATCCGCACCAGCCAATATATATTGTGGATTCTCTACGCCCTGTGCGGCAGCAATTTTCTTAATCCTGCGCAATTCATACAGAAACAGGTCATTATCCAAAACTGTTTTTCCGGTACGCTTTGCCCCGTGATTGATCAGCATGAAATAATCACTGTTCACAGCAAACCGGAATGTATCAAGCTGTTTCGGTGTATATAAATCACTCAGCATCTTTCAGTGCACCTTCTATCTGCTCAAAGAATTTATCCAGCTTGTTTTCGCGATCGTCCTTGCCAGCATCCGCCCTAGATTTTAACAGTGCAATCTCTGCCCGCTGTTTCTCTGTCGCAAGATCCATATGATCTGTAAGCCACTGCAAGGCTTTCATCCGGTCGGCAAGCTTAATCTTGATACCACTCTGGGTATTGCTTACTTCGCTGACGATTGTTCCATCAATTTCCTGTCTCACAGAAACAAAGCCTCCGTGAATATCAACAAAATCCGTCATGTCTGCAAATGCAATGTCCATGTACTTCTGGAAGATGTCTGACTCACTTAGAAACTCTCTATTGAGTCGCTCCTGCTTCAACCGCATAATCTCATCTCGGATGTAAGTATTTGTAAGTAATTGATAGCCATTACTTTGTGCTGTACGGTAGTCGCATCCATATGCTTTCTGATATGCCTTGGTTGCATTAAAGCAACGAATGTAATAAATGCAAAAAAGCTGTTGCTTATCGGTCAAATCAGTATTCTGTATTACTGCTTCAACCTCATGTGCAACAGGCTCTTTCTTTGCTCTCTTCGCTCGCTTATTCTCTTTCGCAACGTTGCATTCCTTTTTCTCTTTCTTTCGCAACGTTGCATTACCACCATCATCCCACTTATACCGATTCTTCCAGCTCCGCACAGTTCCCTCGGCTATCCCGAGCTGGTTTGCAATCTCTATTAGCTTAAGCCCTTGCTTATACATTTCAAAGGCTTTGTCCGCTCTCGCATCTTTTGCCTTTGGCAAAGACCATCACCTACCTTTTCTTTACATACAAAAAAGCACCCGTCATTAAACGGGCGCCTTCTCTGGGTTGGGGGAGTTGCAAAAAGCAAATGGCTCTTGGCTCTTTTATTCACCTCTTGCAGTTTATACTATACATTGATTTTTCGTAACATGTGTAACATTCGTAACAAACTTTTACGCAGCATCCATAAATCTCTGAAACTCCATCTTAACACTTCCCTCGGTGCTTTTTCTCCCCATTCTTACAGCTACCTGTTCCCAGCTCATTCCCTCAAAGAACTTATACCGGATGATCCTCTGCATCCGTACCGGTATGCCGTTCATCCACTGCTCCACCTGCAGCTTGATCTCTTCCGACTGGGCTTTTCTCTCTTCCAGCAGTTCCTCTTCCATGCGCAGTTGCGTATCATCCGTGTATGTGAACGATGTTCCTTCAATCTTGAAATGTGTCTCTGCGTATGGGAAATCATTCATCGAACCTTTTACACTTCCTGTCACAATCGTTTGCCGCTTACGCTTCACTCTCTTAATGTCCTGCTCCGTCTCCCGAATCATCTCACATGCATCTACATACTGCTCCAATATTTTCTTATCTACTCCCACCGTATTCTCCCCTTTCTGGTATTATCACTGCAATGTTTCTGATAATATCATACAATAGGTTTGGAGTGGATTTGTGCCAAATTATCTATCAAAAACGTCAAAGTTTTCCTAAACTTTAAGTCATACTCCCCCCGCTTAATATATTAACAACATCCATCATACATTTTTTGATATTATCTTTTTCATTCATATGCTCAAAAAGAACCTCATATAAACGGTTAAAAGTATAAAAAGTTTCTGCATCATATAAGTGCACTGCCTTTTCTAAAAAATATTGGCTCACCTGTCGCTCTGTTTTCATATCTAACACTGCCATCCTCCCCATTAGTTGAGCAACATCATACAATGTCATTTCACTTTTCATATATGATTTGATTAACGGAACTTCTTTTTCAAAAATGTGTGCTTTCTCACTTTCCTCATCTTCAAAATTATATACAAGATTTCTCACCGATAAAAAACCATTTCTCCTTGCATTAAACTCACTGATTACATTCATTGCATTATCGTAGTATTCGTATTCCATCAATTTTTCAGCCGTTGTTGCGTTAATATAGCGAGCCAATACATCCAAGTCATGTGCATGTGTAAACTCATGCTGAAATGTACCAAAATATGTATACCAATCGAGTTCAAACACCTTTTTAGAAATTACTACATTGTATCCATCTTTTAAGTTCTCACAAGGAAAACTCATGCCATTAAAGTTGTCCACCACGCTTTTATTTTCCAACATATTCTGACGGTGTCTACTTTCTGGATATAACTCCACAACCTTTTCGTACAACTCATCACATATTGTTATGTTTATTCTTATAGGATCATACTTTGTATTTTTATAGAAATATAACAACATGCTCTTAAGAAATTCTTCATCAAACATTCTCCCACCTCTAATCACTTGTAGTATGTAAATTATACTACCATCACCGTCAATACGCAAAACCGTTTTATATTTTCCCCCACACCATTCTCAACTGCCCGTTCTTTTCTTCCACCAGATGTGCCATCCTCTGCCGCATAAGCCGCTGCGCCGTTCCGCGTCTCCGGTAGAAGCTCCTCCGGCTGATTGGGAGAATGCCGTAGTGGGCTTCCAGCATATCGTAGCTGGTGCCGCGCACGATGGATTCTGTCAGTTCCGCAGCAATGAAACTGTCCACACTCTGGCAGATCTCATATATTTCTTTTTCATCCAAGTACATTCCCCCTTTCAAATTTTGCGCAAAATAATACCAACCATCGAATTATTGACGGTTGGTATTCTGTCATGACTTTTTTCCCGTTTCTCTTTCTTTAAAATCCGAACAACAATCTTGATTTTCCCCATGCTGTTCTTCATCCTTTTCGCATTTCCCATTATCGTTTCCCCAAAATTGTGGATTATGTACAAAATTCATACAATCTTTGCATTTATACATTGTAACTCCCCTTTCTTTTTAATAAACCATACCACTACAACCGTCAATATTCAATTATCAATGTACTACAATTTTACTTTTATACAAAAATTTCCTGCGCATCATCTCCCTCCGCCGCATGGTTGCTGGCGGAAACTGCAGCTGTTTTACTTGGTTTACGCAAACCGGAGCTGTCCGGTCTGCTCTGCTTTAATCTTCATATTTGGTGTCCGCTCCGCCACGCATAACTCTGGCAAATTCGCTCTGACTAATGCCGCAGGGATTGGTGGACATACTGCGTTACCGCATCTGCGCACCTGTTCGCTTCTCGGGTATGTCTTCCCTGTGTAATCATGGTCAATGATGTAGTCGTCCGGGAATCCCTGGCATCCATATAGTTCTCGTGGCTCAAGCATTCGCAAGCCGATGTCCACAATCTGATAGTCTACACCCTCAATCGTCACTAATCCGAATCTATCCCGTGCAGTTACCGTGTCAAGTGGCTCCTTAATATCCTGTCCGGTTCCCTGCCCGTAGTATTTAATCAGAAATGCTCTGACCTCGCCAAAATGTCCGGCTGATGTTGTGATTGTATGTAGTGGCTCTCTTTCGTCCTGTCCGATTCCAGACTTATAGAACTTACTCAAAAATGATGTGACCAGTCCATATCTGTTCGATCCGTCCACCGTCATTATAGGATCTTCAATCGTCTGTCCCCGAACTTCTCCCTGCGCCGTTTCAGAATGGTACTGGATAAGTGTCGGTGTCATAAGCATATGCTGATTATTTGCCGTTATGGTGTGTACCGGCTCGCGCATATCACTTCCAAAATGGTTTTCTCTGTTTACTGATAGGTATGGTGCCAATTTAGGCTCACACAGATAATGCTTTCCGCTCCCCACAATAGTCGGCAATGGCTTTTCGATGTCGTGAACTCTAGGTGCCTGCCCTTTCCTCTCCCCGTACCCAATAGGAAC